GAACTACTACGCCAATGTGCTAACGGTCTAGAATCAGCAGTATTTGCACAAATCGCTACTACCGTTCCAGTACAGCAAACTGGCGTATCTGGTCAAGTATCCGAAGCAGACGTACAAAAAGCAATTGAAGCTATCTCCTCTAAAAACGTTGATATCAATCGTTGTGTGGCAATTGTCCATCCTTCTATGCTAGCAAAACTACGTCAAACCGCTGTACTTAATAACACTGCCGCCGTCGCCCTTGTGTCCGGTCATCGCTATGACATGTGGCTCAATGACGAGATCCGCGTGTTGGAGTCTACGTTTGTAGGTAGCGACACCATTCTAATTGGCGATTTTTCTGAACTAATTTTCGCTAACTGGAACGAAGGTCAGGAACTAGATTTTGATGATACTACTTACCGTGCAGCTCAAACTATCGCAATCCGTAGTTTCCAATACCTAGATGTGGCAATCGCTCACGAGGAAGCATTCGTACAACTACAACTAAAAGCATAAGGTACTTTTTACTATGAGGCATTTTACTAGCAATCAAATTGATTCTACTTTCTTAAATGCCTTTGGTGAACCTATCACAATTAACGGGGCGAGTTTTACGGCAATCGTAGATCATCGCCTCGTTGTCGTTGATAGCGGTACTGAAGGACTAGTAGAAAGTACAGAAACATTTCTATCAGTAAAAACTGATGACCTATCTACTTACAGTATCGCTATTGATTCCGAAGTAGGCGTACAGGGTACAAACTACACTGTATACAATATCTATAATGATTTGAGTGGTATTTGTGAAGTTTACATAAGACCATCTACAATTAATAATTACGGGTGGTAATATGGCACTATTAAGCGACGTACAGAAGACAATTAGAACTAGCCTTAATAATATCATGCCAATACGTAAGGCAATGAATATTCAGGCAGGTAAAGACCTATTCATCTTAGTATCAGTAAATCAGACATATTCACCAACTAACTTTGGTACACAACGCCAGACAGGGACATTTGATTTTCAATTTCTCCTAGTACCGGAACCATCAGTACAACTTCCGGCTGATACCTTCGGTACTATTTTCGAATACTTCCGTACTAATACTATTAAAGAGTTTAAAGATAATAACGTCACTCTACTTTCTTATGAGTTTCAAGATAGCGAACAGGTAACAGATCCAACTACTGGCTATCAATCGTTATCGTTTGCAATAAATATTGTAGCAACTCAAAAACCATAAGGAATATAGATAATGAGTGATAATATTTTTACTGGTAGTGGTTTTAAACTCTATTATAATGATGATATTGGGAACCAGATTCCCGATAACTCCGGCAACGAACAGATTAATGAACTGGCAGAGATGCCATCATTTGGTATTAAAAGTGAAGTACAGACTATTGAAACTTATAGTAGTGGTTATTCAGAGAAACTACTAGCAGAGCAAGACATCGGTAATATTGAAGTAGTAGTAAACTATCTACCAGATGATCCCGGTCATATGTTCTTAGATGAAGCGACCGAAAGTCAGGATGAATTCCAATTAACAATGATTTATAACGTCGAAAATGATGTAATCAGTTATTCGATGGTCAATGGTAAGATTCAATCAGCTAGCCTATCAGGTGACAAAGACACAGTAGTAACCAAAACTTATTCATTCGTACCTACTGACGTTATTATGCGTGATGGAACCGCTGTACTCAGTACCCCACTAGTTGTTGGCTCCTATGGTGTCGGCTCTAATGGTGTAGACGTAGCTCAGTACCAACCAGACCTACCAGATGGTAACAGCTTTATTAAGATTCCTTCATCACAAGTCGGCAACCCTGCCGGATCTGATATGATGGGTATTGGCCTAATTGATATGGGTACATTTTCTAGTCTTGCAATGACTAAATCTGGCTCATTGGCAATCTATGCAAAGAACCAGAATACAGCATGGCAACGTATCCTAACTAGTGGTCTAGGTGATTCTAAGTACGTAGCATTAACTGGTGACCAAACCGTAGCAGGTAATAAAACCTTCTCAGGTGATACAAAGGTTAATAGTCTTATTTCTACAAATGGTATTAGTGGTTTAAGTCTAACTGTAACTAATAAGATTAAAGGTAGTGATATTGAAGTACAATCCGCTATTTTAGGTGCAGCGGCAGCAGATACCCTAACACTAGGTCAGGCATTATCTGTAAGTAATGGCGGTACTGGTGCGAAAACAGCCCCATTAGCACGTAAAAACTTAGGTATTAGTGAAACTGCAACCCTAGACGTTATTCCGATTGCAAATGGCGGTACTGGTGCAACTACTCTTGCACAGGCTCAAGCTAACTTAGGTATTGTTACCAGTACCGAACAAGATGGCAAATACTTGATTAAGTCTAGTAACCTATCAGATTTAACTAACGTAGCAACAGCACGTACTAACTTAGGTCTAGGTACAGCAGCAATTAGAAATACTGGTACAAGTGGTGCAAATATACCTTTGATGAATAGTAATAATACATGGTCTGGTACTAATGCATTTAATCTTGCATCATTTAGATCAACGGCAGCTAACCCGCTATTGATTGAAAGTGCTACACCAACAATATCATTTTCACAAACTGATACACCAATTAATAAGGCAATTTTAGTATTAGATGGTAGTACATTCCGTGCACATGAAAATACTACGGCTGGTGATAATATCTTTAATTATAGCTTTACTGATAAAACTATCACTTTTAATAAAGTAGCTCTATCAAATGCATTACCTGTTAATAGTGGCGGTACTGGTGCAACAACCCCAGCAGCAGCACGTACTAATTTAGGTACATTCTATGAGAATAACACACCATTAACTACCGAAGACTTAAACACATTAAACGGTACTAAATCTGGGATTTATATGCAAACTATGAATTCTAATGCAACTACTGCCCGTAACTATCCAGCTACTATTGCAGGTAGTCTACGTGTTTATCAAACCGCAGCAAATAACAATAATAGTTGTATTCAGATTTATACTGCATATGATTCGGCTAGAACATGGAAACGTGTATACAATGGGACATCATGGACAGCATGGAAAGAAGACAATGTAGCAAGTAATATCACTGGTATTATTCCAATTGCAAATGGCGGTACTGGTAGTAATACAGCAGCAGGTGCACGTACTAATCTTGATGTACCAGCAAATAGCGAAGTATTCCTCAAGAAAGATAACCTAGCAGGTATTGAAAACAACGCCGCAGCATGGTTAAACGTTCGACCAGTTGGTGCTACTCCCCTTGCGAGTGATCCAGTAAATGACTATGACGCAGCTACAAAACGTTGGGTAGAAAACCTTGTATCTACTGGTACTACTGGCCCAACAATGAATGGTGTAATGAACTATGGCGTAGGATCTTTTAGACTACAAGATAGCCGTACTTTTACTCAACCATACGATGTTTTATCTGATGGACAATTACTAAAACGTGCTGATTATCCAGATCTCTGGGCTTATGCACAAATGGTATCACCAATTCCTGATGCTACCTGGGTGAGTGACTATCGTCAACGTGGTAAGTATTCTACGGGTGATGGCTCAACTACATTCCGTGTACCAGACCGTAACGGCGTACAATCTGCTTCCGTAGCTGGTCTATTTGCCCGTGGTGATGGTGGCGGTGTATTCAGTACCGGTACAGTTGCACAATCAGGTCTACCAAATATTACGGCATCATTAGGTTTTCACGGATCACAAGCTAACGGTACTGGTAATACTGCGTTATCATCAGTTGGTGGTGCATTTTCTTCAAATAGTCCACAGAATGGTTATTCATTACAGGAAAGAAACACAGCCGCACAATCACTAGGATCTGCATTATTTGATGCATCACGTGCTCACGCAGTATATGGACGTAACACTACAGAAGTAGTACCAAACCATTTCGTCGGTGTATGGGTAATTCGTGCAACTGGTAGTTTTCAGGCAGCAAATACTTCATGGTCTGTTATTAATGGTGATACTACTTTACCTCCTGTCAGTACCGTAGTATCTGGTGGTGATATTATTTCAGAATATAAAGTTGGTACTACATCCCGTTTAAAAGCAACATTCAATACATTTGAAATTGTTGGTGGTGGATTAAAAGATAAAGGTGCACGTATTATTACTCCTGGTAATATGTCATATCGCTTTACAGATTCTGGTGAATTAGGACTTCCACCAAATGCTACAATTACTTCTGAAAATAATGTATTAACTTTAGGTGCTCCCGTAACTTATCTATCTGGTGGTCTACAAGCGGCACCAGGTAATACTATCATGGTTAGACAAAGCGAACGTAATGAAGTAGGGATGAAAAACGAAGTAGGATCAACTAATCCAGAAACTTACGTTAATAGTGTCTATGGTAACTGGTATAATGGTGTATGGGTACTAGGTGGTGTCCGTGGTGGCTCAACTAACTTAGACCGTGCACAATTAAACGTACAATCTGGTACTGGTGCTTATGCTTCCTATCTCTTCGGTACTGATGGTGTAGCACGTTGTCAACAGTGGTTAAACACTTCCGATCTACGTGTAAAAGAGAATGTAGTACGTATTAGTAAACCATTAGAAAAAATGCGTAAGATTCAAGGTGTATCCTGGACTCTCAAGACTAATGGATCTACTGGTCATGGCTTTATTGCTCAGGAAGTTGAAAAAATATTCCCATCGGCAGTAGTAAAAAGTCATGATATGGAACTACAGGACGGTACTAAAGTAAAAGACGTTAAAGCGGTAGATACTTCTGGTGTAGCGGCAGCATTACACCATGAAGCAATCCTAGCACTAATGGATAAAGTTGAAGACCAACAGAAAGAAATTGATGAACTACGTGCAGTCGTAACACAATTACTAAATGCTCAGAATAAATAAATAAACCAGTAAGGGAGTAATTCCATAAACTCCCTTACTATCAAATTAAATCTTTATAAGGAAATAAAAATTATGGCTATGGATATTATGTCAGGTGCAAACCTAAAAGTAGAAGTAGGTACAAGTGCTGGTAACGTACTAGCGACCGACTTTAAAGAAGTTCCCGAAGTTGCTAGCTTTACTACTTCTGGTTTTGAATCAGTTGTTATTGATGTAAAAACTTTTAACTCAGCTTATAACCGTGGATAAAATAGCGGCCTATAGTAGTAATACTATTTGAATAACTCCTCTAATTGCTGGAAACTCTTATTATTAAGTTAAAGACAATCAGCAGCGAAGCCATATTATATGGAACGTTCAACGACTAGCCTAAAGGCGTAGGGATTAAGTAATCTCGAAATGGGGAGAATCCGAAATATCGGATTGTGATATAGTCTAATCTGTATAGAAATATGCAGCAGTCATAAAGACCGATGACGATGTAGTATTAACGCCACTACGTGAATAAAAATGAAGTTGCTCGGCACAAAATCGATCCCAGACATTGAACTAAGTGTTAACTATCTTGCGGATAATACAGTACACCAACAATTAGAGACTCTCGCAGACGAGCAGAAACGTTGTCAGATTCGTCTAAGCTATTATACAGACGCAACTCACACTACCGGTTTCTATGTTGTTTATACTTGCTTTGTTAGTTCTACCACTATTGACGGTGATAAAGATGAAGTAGTAACTAAATCTTTCAACCTAGCTGTAGACGGTGCAGCCGTTGAAGCAGGTACTCTACCTTCTCTATAAAATAAATAAGAGTGTTAGCTTATGGTTAGCACTCTATTTTTTTAACTTTAATAAGGAATATAATAATGAATCTACAAGACGCACTACAAAAACTATCTCCAAAAAAACATGCTTTCACTATCGAAGGAGTGGAATTTTTTATCCATCGTGCACGTACTCGCGATCTAGATAAACTTCATAATCCAATTACTACTATCACTGTATGTACCTGTGATGAAAATGGTGATCCAATCTTCAGTACCGAAGATATCGAAGGACGTATTAATCTAAATGCTCTTGATTCACAAATTATCAATCAGATTATTGATGCAATCATGAAACTATATGCGACAGAAGATCCAGTAGACCATATTGAAAAAAAATAATTGAGAATCACGACCTACGCACATATCTAGAATTAATCTGTACTAGGGGAATGAGTATAAAGGAATTAGATGAAATTGATCCTGATTTGTTTCAAGCAATTGAAATATATAAGACTAGGATGAATACTAAAGCCGAAAAGATGCAAATGTTATACCATTCCCATAGTTGCTATATGATGGCAATGTATAGTCAAGGATTATCTAAAGACTACAAAAAAGACCTTTCCTATAAAGATTTTGATTTTATGGATATGCTCGATGATTCTCTAACTACAAAAGAGCGTAAAGAAAAACGCCTAGCAGATAAAGAAAAGAAACAGAATACGGATCTTAAATCATTAGGGGAAGTTATAAAATCAATGGCAACAAATAAAGGTAAAGGTAAAGGTAATGGCAAAAAATAACGATAAAATTAGAGTAGAAATAGATGGCGATAGCTCAGGGCTATCTAAATCACTACAGCAGGCAGAAAATAAAATAGATGCCTTTGGTAAGAAGGCTGGCGGTAATATTGGTGGCTTTGCTTCAAATACTGCTAGTGTATTTGGTCAACTATCAACGGGTATTGCGGGTGTTGCTGCCTTATCCGTTGGTGCTGGTGCTGTCGTAGCAGGTCTTGCACTTAAATTAAATGGCGTAGTAAAGGAGTTGAATCAATTATCATCTCAGTCGGGGATGTCTGTAACTCAATTACAGCAATTAGATAAAACGTTCCGTACTACTGGCTTAGGAATGGAAAAACTCGCAGATATTAACCAGGATGTAATGGAAAAGATCGGTGATGCAATGAATTCTGGCGGCGGTGAATTTGCCGCAGTTATGAAAGATATGGGACTGAATATCGAAGAGTATGCAAAGTTTGTTAATCAGCCAAATGGCGGTATCCAGGCAACATTACATCTAATGGATACAATGAAAAAGGCAAATATACCAATCGCTCAACAGATCGCAGCACTTGAAGCGATGGCGAGTGATGCAAGTCGTCTACGTACTGTATATTATGAATTGGGAAGTAGTCAGGCAATATTAAACGATGTAGCTAATCAAACTGTATCAGTCACTGAAGATATGGCAGAAGAATACCATAAGTTTGACCAGAATCTACAGAACGCAAATGATTCAGGTCAGGCTTTACTTATGGATTTTATGTATCCAGTAGTACGCGAGATGAATGCTTTATGGGACTGGTTTAATAAAGGCTGGGGTACATCTGACTTTATGAAGGCAGTTGATAAACTCAATCAAAAAGGTGTCACTCCTTCCGGTATGTCATCCAGTCAATTAGCATCATTAGGGCAGAATAGCGACGTATCAGCAGCAGGAAAGGCCAATGATAACGTAGCATATAACAAATCAGTTGATGACTTCCTGGCAGCAAATAAGAAGGCTGGCGACATTGCATATAAACAGCTCATAGAAAAGAAAAAACTCTTTGATAAGACTCGCAAATCTGAAGAGGATCAAGCAAAGGCAGCACGCGATAAGGCAGCACGTGAGGCAGCTACGGCAGCAGCCAAAGCAAAGGCACTACGTGAGAAAGAAGCTAGAGAACGTATTCTCGCACAACAATCATTAGATAAAATTTTAGTAGACCAGACTATCGGTACTAATGAGCGTCAATTGGCAGAATTTGAACGCCAACAAAAAGAAATTGTTGCGACTATTAGGAAGACTGCAAAAACTTTAGGACTATCAGACGAGAAACTACGCCAGCTATTAAATGATCAAGTGGCAGCAGGTGCAGCAAATAGACTACAGATGATTAATCAAATGGTTGGTTATTCCAATCCAAATGAGACTACTAATCAGCAAAATATGTTATTAGCTAGTAAACAAGTTAGTACAGAAGGGCAAGCATTCTTAGGTAATCAGATTGATGAAACTTATGGTGTGGATAATACACAATATAAGTTAGACCAGATGAATGAAGAACGAGAAGCAATTCTACGCCAGAATGATTTACTAATTCAGGATAAGGAAACATTTGAAAAACGTAAGGCAGCTATTACGGCACACTACGCAGAGAAAGCAATACAGATCCAGAACCAGGAGGCTATGAAAACTCTCGCTATATCTTCTGATGCAATGTCACAAATTGGTAACGGTATGGCGGCGGCCTTCGGTGAGTCATCCGCAGCGGCTCAAGCAGCATTTGCAGTACAGAAGGGAATCACCATAAGCATGACCATCATGAAGATTCAAGAAGCACTAGCAGGTGCTTTAGCAATTCAGCCGTGGTACATGGCTATCCCACAATATGCAAAAATTGCAGGAATGGGTATGTCTATCATCAGTACCGCAAAGGGTGCTAGTGCTGGTCAGTTCCACGGTGGTGTAGATGAAATACCCGCTAACCTGAATAATAAATCCTTTATTCTCAAAGAGGGTGAACGTGTAGTTCAACCAGAAGCCAATACTAAGCTAACCCGTTTTCTAGATAGACAGGAATCAGGCGGTGATAATACTTCCGGTGCTGGTGAAGTTGTAGTTAATGCCCCTATGTATGTTTACGGTGCAGATAATGATCAACAATTCCAGGAGAAACTAAAGAAACATAAAGACAGTATTGTACAGGCCGTTCGTGATTCACAACGTCGTAACTCATAATATAAGGGGGAATTATACCCCTTTATTCGTATAAATATAATAAGAAATCTTATAAGGAATTTAATAATGATTAACTTTACAAATGCAATTAAAGTATCAAACGTGAATCTAAAGAACGTGCAACCAATCTATGAGCATCAAGCCTGGAGCGGTAAAAAGTTACAACGTGCAACAGGTATACAATACTATGAAGTAGAATTTACTCTCACCTATAACGTAAAAGATCGTCGAGAAGTTGATAGCTTCCTAGCCTCATATTCACTAGGTAAACCATTCCAGATGGACTTAGGACACCTATCAACCTATACAGGTGCACAAAATACCACAGTATCCAGTGTATCAGCAGTACCAGCAGGTAATATCGTACTGAATACTAACTCTCAACTATTGGGCGTAGGTGACTTAGTACAGTTCACTAACCACACCAAACTATATCGAATCATTGACCGTACTAATACCAGTATTACAGTATTCCCAGCACTAAGAGCGGCAGTACAGGCAGGTGAAATCATCAAGTATAACAACCTAACACTATCGGCTGTACTGAATGCAGATAATGACTATACAGTACCTATTACTAACGTAATGATGATCAAACTAAAGGCGACGGAGAATTTATAATATGGATGATTTAAAAACAAATGCCAACCTCCTAAAATACTGGAACCTTACACGCGGTGGTAATCGTACATCTCTTACTATTCAGGAGATCATGAGTCTAGGGCAGCATGTAACATGTTTTGATGTTTTCCCCCGTGGACAAAATGCCATTCACTGGACTGATGCATTCATTAACATAAACCTAAATAGTGTAGTATACCAGTCCTTCCCAGATATTATACAGGATTCACTACCGAGCTTTAGTGAGGAAAAGGGAATTAGTAATAACTCTATCTCCTTTAAAGTTAGTAATATTGACAACTCAGTACAGATGCTTGCATTAGGTAATGGCCTATTCAAAGCGAAAGTTAATATTATTATGGTAATTCTAGATCCATACACTACTACACCAATCTATCAGATGTTGATGTTCTCTGGATTCATTGACTATTGTCAAGCAACAGCAGATCCAAACCAGAAAGTTACAGAACTAACGATTAACGTTAACAGTATCTACCAGAAGTTAGACGTACAAACGCGTACTATTGCTAGTGATTCAGTGTATCAATCGTATTACCCAGGCGATGCGTTTATGTCACTACTAGGACAGGTAAACCAAGCAAACCAAGAATGGAAGATGAAATAATGAATCTACACAACAGAATTATAAAACATATTGAAGATGCACTAGCTACAGACTACGCCTTCGGTACTAATGATTGCAATATCGTAGCTTTACGTATTGTTGATGAAATCAAAGGCACTAACTGGTCACAAGTTGCATCATATACATCACTAAAAGAAGGTGTAGCACAATTAAAAGAATTAGGATTCGAAAGTACACAAGATATTATTAGACAAGAATGCCAGGAAGTGAAAGTACCAGTCGATGGGGATATTTGGTTAGATCCAGAGAATCCATTAATTATGGCAATAGTAGTATCCGGTCGTATGTTAGGTATTAATTATGATCATACTTCTTTCGAACTAATCAATAAAAAGAAAATAGGCAAGTATTATAGGAGTGTTAAGAATGGGGAGTCAAAATAGTATTTTTGGTGCTCTAATAACTGCCGTGATGGTTGTAGCTGCCGTATATACGGGTGGGGCAACATTAACAGTAGCGGCATATTGGGGAGCGGCAGCAGGTGCACTATCATTAGTAGCTACCAGTATGCTGGGACAAGTAGGGGGACTAGCCGGATATTCCGATGTAGCAAGTGCATTACAGCGATCAACCAGTCCAACCAGTGGCCTACCTGTCATTTATGGCGGTAGTGCACCACACAAAAACGGCGTATCAGGCGGTAGCTTCGTATTAACGGGCGTAATCAATAACTGGTATAATGTCAAAGACGATAGCTCACAGTATTTCTTCAGTGAACAAGTAGTATCAATGTCCGGTACTGGAAATCACATTGAGCAGATTTACATGGATAACGAGCCAATTTTAGCAGTACCAGTTACTACCGATGGTATTATCCCAAAAGCTAATCTAGTTTCAAAATTCCAGCCATATCTACAAGTAGAAGTACGCTTTGGTGGTAATTACACAACTACAAAAGAACTAGCTAAAATATATGCGGGTCCGAAATGGACAGATAAATTCTTAGGTAAGGGTGTTGTATCAATCAGTACCGTAATATATAAAACCGAAGATTCTACTATGGATGGTATCTTAACAAATGATAACTTCAATATGACCGTAGAATTAAAAGGCCAGAAAATATATGATTTCAATTCCGGTACTGTATTTGCTACTTCATGTCCAGCAAGTCAGATTTATAATTATCTAACTGATACTACATATGGATTAGGACTTGAACCAGCTTTAGTAAATCAGGATTCATTCACTGAAGTAAGTCAGTATTGTTTTCAACAGGAATTATATTCTAATATAGGTATGTCTTATCAATCGACATATAAAGAGAATATAGAAACAATCCTACAATCATTTGGCGGTATTATGTATGTCCACGCAGGACAGGTACACGTAACAGTAGACCGTAAAACTCTATCAGTATATTCATTTGATGAAACTAATATCTATGGTGAAGCAAGTATTACAACTTCCGGTAATGCTGATTACTATAACGTAATTGATGCACAATATACGAACATCGATACACTCTATACTACAGATGTATTGCGTATTCCATCAAATATTAGTAATGACGATGTGGTTAATAGTGACGGACTGGTTATTACCTTATCCCGTGACTTTAAGGCCATCTATGATAAGGAAACCGTAGCACGTCTAGTTAACGCCGAACTACGTAAATCTAAGTTCGCCAAACGTACTGTAACCTTTACAACTGCCGAAGGTTGGGATCTTCGTGTCTGGGATAGTATCAATGTTAACTTTAAAGAATTAGCAGTCTCTGGAAAGTTCAAAGTATTATCTAAATCAGTTGCAACTGACCAACAGAACGTAGGCTATGTAACAGTAACTGCCGTAGAATATCCAGATGAAATCTTTGATGGTGATGATCTAGGTATATGGAGTCCAGGCGGTGTTATCTCTGGTGATGCACTACGTCAAATATTACCACCTTCAAACGTACAGATTACGCGTAAGGGTGATACTACTACTGGTAGTGTTGTTAATATTTCATGGGATGCAAGCCCGTCCGGTAACGTTCGCGGGTACTATGTCTATTATAAACTCAGTACAGCCCAAAACTGGACAATTGCAGGTCAAACGCCAGTAGGTAAACTTGAATTTGATCTATATGGTCTTGATACTGATTCACATTATGACTTTGCAGTTAGTGCATATAATATTCTAGGTGGTGTATCTGTCAAAGCTACTATCATGGGTATTAAACCAGAGTTTAACTTTACCCTACCTTCAATCACTGGACTAAAACTAGTTAACGCAACAAGTGGACTACTAATTACAAATGAAACAGATTTTAATCTACGATGGGATAGTCAGAAGAATTTAAAAGTAAATGGTAATTCATTTAGCGACTACTTCAAATATTACGTAATTAAGATTTACGACGGTGCGGTACTAAAAGATACTTTCTATACTCAGGAAAGTGGCTTTAATTTCTCACTGGACTTGAACAAGTACAAACTACGTAAACCAACTATTGGTATTATGGCACAGGGATTTTTATCTGGTACATTCTCTCAGGAAGTAACTATTACTCCCGAAAACTTGCAATGTGGTCTAGTACAGGGCGTAGAAGTTGGTGGCGGATTTGGTAACTTATTTGTTAGTTGGACTGAATCAACCGAACCAGATTATGCAGGTGCACACATCGTAATGCGTACTGATATTAACACTACTTCATATATTAGTAATAAACCAGAATTTGATAGTGTTCCAAATATTAAAGATGGTGACTATTGGGTAAAAGTGGGTCTATTCGATGCCTTCGGTATGGATGATATCCAGTACAGCCCAGAAGTGAATATTAATATTAAATCGAAGTATCAGTTTACTCAGGAAGACGCAGACGAAATCAATACAATCTTAGACCTTAATGATCGACTTGATGAAACATTGAACAATGCAGTAAATGAAAGTAATGAGTATACTAATACTAAGGTAGCAGTAGTACAGAATAGTGTAGATGGTAACACTGCAAAGATTACCACTCTTACACAGACAGTTGCAGATAACGATACGGCACAAACTACGGCAATCACTCAGCTTAAATCATCAACTGATGCAGGCTTTGCGAGTGTTAACCAGGAAATGAGTACAAAGGCAAATAAAGATTCTGTAAACGCTACGTATACATTATCCGTCAATGCTAACGGTACTGTAGCTGGTTTTAAATTAATTGCCGATGGTGCAACTAATACCAGTGCTGTGTATTTCGCCGCAGAAAAATTCGTAATATCTGGTACTTCAACTGCTACTGTAGGTGGTGCAGCACCCTTTACGGTGATAGGCGGTATTACTTATCTGAAAACTGCGATGATCCAGCAAGCTTCGATCGGCACCGGGTACATCGCTGACGCTGCCATCACCAATTTAAAGCTGGCTAATGGTTCAGTGAACACATTAAAGGTTGTTGACGGCACGATCACTACGGCCAAAATTGCAGATACTATTCAAAGTAATAACTATGTTCCAAATAGTCAGGGGTGGCAGATTAATAAAGCTGGTACTTTCTATATTAATGGATCTGGCGGTACTGGTCGCATGGTAATCAGTAATACTATGATTCAGGTTTTTGATGCAAATGGTACGTTACGTGTTCGTATGGGATTATGGTAATAAATAAAGGCGTAGGCGAGGGAATTATCCCCCGTCATTACTAAAGGATAATATTATGTTTCAATATCTAAAAGATGAAGACGGTACAATCAAAGCAATTCTACTTAATAATATTTGTGAAATTGCCGCATCTGGTGATGACTTTTTAATCATTAAATCAAATAACGTATCATGGGAAGAACTACCACAGCGACTAATGGTTAATATGGATGCACTATCAGGTAAAGATGAAGACATTCAGGAAGGGGATAAAGAGTAATGGCACAAGGTCTACAATGCTGGAATGCAGCAGGGCAGATAGTAGTAGATTTGGGCGATTATAATATGCGTTATATGGGGGCAACTTCATTAAGTATTGCATCCGGTACTACAAATACTTGGGGTGTTGCCTTCGGTGGTATGCGTACAACTGGCTGGTTAGCCGTTCCACGTTCCGTAGCGTGGGGTACTGAATTTTACTGTATTCCCGGTAATGACGCATTTACAGTACGTTATACACCTACTGGCTATATATCTGCCCGTACTGTTATTTTTGATGTTTACTCATTCGGATAAGGATTATCTATGTCAGGTTTTAATGTCTATAATGCATATGGGAAACTCACTGTAGATTCTGATAATAGAGCTACTCTAATTTCTCAAGTCAAAGATATGGGCGGTCTAATTGATGTCGGTGCTTTCAATATTCCATCTGCTTTTGGTAATGGCTCTACACTAGGTTATATTGGGCTTAATTTCTTTCCAGCCGATGGCCTACGCTGGTTTCAACTATACAGTGATGGTAGGTACTGCTTTCCGGGTGCATCACTCTATGAAGCTGGTACAGGCCGTTTTATGCTATCTAATAATACTAATGCAATGACGTCTGGTTATTTGGATGTGTTCAATACTGGTGGTGGTTTGATCTGGAGTGCTGCCAGTGCTGGTACTATGCCGCGTATACTGGACTTTTTCACAATTCCGGCTGGTCATGATCTGGCAAGTCCTATCACCTTCAATACTAACTTTGCTAATCCGTGGATCTGCATTAGTCAGTGTCCAGGTAACGTAACAGATGACGGTACTGTAGGTGGCTATTCCGGTATCATGATTCGTCGTAATAGTGCTACTTCATTTACAGTACAGTACGTTAATAAAAACCAGATGAACTACCCTACGGCAATGGGATCATCTCAGGTACAAATAGCCCTAGCTGCCTTTACTGGTTATTAACTGGTACTACCATCCAACCATAAATAAAAGTAACTATAAAATATAAAATAGGATCTATTATATGGCAGGATGGGAAAGTATAATTGCCGTCATAATAGCTTTGGGTGCTTTTATTTGGAATCTCATTAGAGATAAATCCGCAGACTTTAAAACACTTGAATCACGACTGGCTAAAATAGAATCAGATTTAGCACATACTAAATCGGACGTAGAAAGGTTAGAAAAGGGTCAGGATGATTTAGAATCAGCACTCAATGATTTACGTTCTCAGATTCATTCAATGGATCTAAAAAATAGAACGAGTGATAGCAATATTAGAAAAAAATAAGGGGCTTATTGCCCCTTTTCTTTTTGCTATTTGTTTACTAATTGATAAATCATATCTTTAACGCGGTTAGGTGTCTGACGATACCATAGACTATCTTTAGCCTGAATAATCGCCTCCTTCCAATCCTTGCGGTGTAGTGCTGCAATCATCTTCTTGAACTTCTTAACACCACCTAAACCCAACTGAAAGGCCATAATAACTAAGAAGTCTTGCCAGTCCTTCGGTAAGTCCAAGCCCAATGTTTTAACATCCTTGATAGTACGGTCAATATCCCATGCTAGTAGTAAATCTGCATCAATGGCACTGATACCGTTTTTAAATTTTTCACGCTCACTATCTAGGATCTTATGCCCATATCCCACTGTAGCGTACCCTTCGGTATCTACATATGGGTAGAACTTGTCTTGTCGATAGTATCCGCGTACTCGTTGGTATTCTTTAGTACCTTCATATAGTTTTAATCTTTCTTTAATGTCCATAAATAACCTTATAATAATAGTAATAGTTAAGGATATTTATGATATGGGATATGTTTGATCCAGAAGTCTGGAATATAAATGATGTAGATTCTGGCAACTATGCCGCATTTGTTTACTTGATTCAGTTTGAAAATTCTGGTTGGTATATTGGTATGAAGCAGATATATAAGGGCGTTAAAGATATTAAAAAATTAAAGTCCAGTACCAAACAATCGAATTGGAAGGACTACACATCAAGTAGTAAAACAGTAAATGCCTTAATTGACGCAGGGGAGAACTATAAAAAGTATGTTCTATGGTGTTTCCCTACTGCTAACCAAGCAGCACTAGTAGAAGCCACTCTAATCGGCTCATGTGGACTTAAACCGCATAATCTGAATAAAGCCATACTTGCAAAGGTGAGGCTGCCAGCGAGTGATACAGAGCGTTTAAAGCTATTTAAAATTGTAAAGGATCTAATAGGGACTCTCACATGAAAATCAATGCAAAAATAACTGGCCTATCCAGTGCAAAGGGCTATCTAAATCAACAGGGAAAATTATATGGTAATCAATTCCAAGATGAACTAATTAAACGTACTCGCCAACTAGCTAAGGAAATGCAAGCAGATTTAAATGATTCAATCGATAAAGGGGGCGTAGCCTTTACAAAGAATGCTGTACTGTACTTTTATAACAAGTCCGGTACTAGCGTAAGCTGTACTATCATGATTAAAGATATTCAAGCCGGATACCTTTATGATGTAATTGTACATCCCGATCCACTAAAGAAATTTGTACCTACATCTGCGGCACGTCTGACTAAACAGGGGAACATACCCCAGCTTAAAAGTAATATTGAAAAGGGTAAATATCGCGTAGTAGTTGAAAACGGGAAAAAGTACCTAATCGATACAACTAAGAAAGATACGAAGACAAAAACTAAACGTGTAATTGGTGTACGTGAAACGAAGAAGAGGAAGCTAATTTATGACTTCTATGAAGAAGCAGAAAAGGGAGTAACTACAATCGTTAGCGGCATGAAAGGACACTTTAAACTGAAGAAGGGGTAACATATGAATTTAGAAGATCATCACTATGGGGAAGAAGTTAACGAGATTACATTAGATGGGGTAACACCATTTGGTAACTCATATCAGTTCGAACTTTTTCAACTAGACAATAAGAAAATAAAAAAGAAAGTTAAAGCCTTTGCACCTGATATTAAAACTTATATGAATGTAGTTTTCTCCTATAAGCAATCACAGTGGACTGATGGGGATATACTAACATGGACGTATAAAGGTATACCCTTTGAAGTAGTGCTACTCGATTCACATTTTATCAGTGTTAAGGGTAAACATTTCTATCAATATGTAATAGGAGTAAAAAAATGATTAGTATCTTAGTAGAACTATTAAAATCTGGTATGGATTTTTTCATCAAGAAAAAAACAGTGGAAAAAGAAGTTCAGAAAACTAACGCCGAAGGTCAAATAGAAGTAAACAAAGAAGAAATTGAAAGAGTATCATTTCACTGGCGTAACACTCTTGGATTCGTGTTAACTATGATTGTAGCTTACAACTGGTTAATAGTACCGCTACTAGATGCGTTTGGAATTGTAGTTATTCAAGTCCCATTAGGGGAGCTTTTACAGGTGCTTTTGATTATGGTTGGTGGAAGCTAAGAAAGCCCCTTATGGGGCTTTTTTATTCTACTGGTGGGGCATAAGAGAATGCACTTACGAAACGTTTATTTAATGCTCTGTGTTTTAATGAACATTTTGCTACTACTTTATCAAATTCGTCTTTAGATTTTATCCATGTTTTATGCCTAATGATATGACTCGTATGACCATCGATATCTAAATTAGATAGCTTTTCTTCAATAATTTCTCTTGCGTCCTCTAACACTTTTAAATATTTAACATATTCTTCTTGATAGTTGCACTTCATATCCCATGAGCTTAAGCTAAAAATTGCAACTAATAATTCAATTGCTTTTTTTCTGATATTAGTACATTGAACTAATAAGTTACTATGCTCTACTTTCATATTTTTTTGGAATTCTTTGTTTAGCTCAGATCCATCCATGTAATTCAAAGCAAAATTCTTATAATCTGACTGTAACTCAAATAATAGCTTGGTGATTAAATGCATACCGATTAATATTTCTTTTGCATGTTCAAAGCCTTTGTTTTTGACTTTATCTTTTAACCAGTTACGTACACTCCATGCGGCAAGTAATGCCGATGCGGCAATTACTGTATCCATAATTGCTGATACTGTACCACTATCAAATCCATGTAAGAATAGTACATCACAATATATTGGTATTAATACGCCAATGCATATGCACAT